GGGTGAACGAGTACCGCGTAACACGCATAACTGGCAAGGTACCGATGTGGCACATCGAGCACGATGGGGCATCGGATATCGCCCTGACCGAGCGGGACACCATGTCCATCATCGGGGAATGGCTCCAGAAGGACTATGAAGCCGGGAAGGGTGGGGAGTTCCGCATCCTGTGGGATGGGGTTCCCGCTGGCTTTACAGCTCCTGATCTAGACGAGATTTTTGGGGACGATCCTTCGCACCTGCACTAAAGCGCTCCCCGCATTTGGGGCACTCAATCAAGCGCTCCTCCTTCTCCACCTGCTCTGACTGCACGTCTCCAAGGAGCTTCGCAAGGTCATCATCGTCATAGCCCGTCCCAAGCAGCAGATCTGACTGCTGAAGGTCGGAGAGGATATCTATCAGGCTCTGCTCATCCCAACGCCCGATATCGCTTGTTCGGTTGTCCGCGATCAGGATGGCAAGGGCTCGCTCATCATCGCAGTCAACCCAGAAGACAGGGACATGGGTCATCCCGAGCTGACGGGCTGCCATGAAGCGATGATTCCCCGCAAGGATGTAGCGGGTGGACTTCTGCGCGACGATGGTCCCGAACCAGCCGTTCTGCTGGATGCTGGTGATGATGGCTCCGATGTCGCCATCACGCGCATTGCGTGGGTGGGTCGTGAGCGTACTGACCTCTACATATTCAATAAGTGTTGAGACAGGTTGTGGCTGGGTCATCGGCTCCACCCCGTACTGCGGCAGCAGGGAGGGAGGGGAGACGGTGCCTGAAAAATATAAAAATTTCCGAAGTTGTGGCGCATCAACCGGGAAGCTCTGACAGGCGGAATTTATTCGCAATCTGCTTGGATGTTGTAGGCCCGATGATGGAGAGCGGAGCAGCATTGCGACCAGCGTAGAACAAGAGCGTAGGAACCGAGCGAATTTCTAGTAGTCCAACGATTGCTGGGTTCTCGTCAATATTGACCTTGACCACCGTGACCTTGCTGCCGTACTGACTCTCAATATCGGCAAGCTCTTTCTCAATCTGCTTGCAGGGCTGGCACCACGGTGCCCAAAGGTCTACAAGGACTGGCTTGGTGGACTCAAGCACTTGCTTCTGGAATGTGTCGTCTGTCGCTTTGATCGCCATGGGAACCTCCGCTATCAATTTGTGGGTGGTGGAGTATACCAAACTACGGGTTGTCTTTCCGTATCCTTCCGTACTGCACCGGCTTAAATGATTTGACAAGCTCTGATAGTGTCGGCACATCAACCGGTCGGCTTTGCCTCCACACCATCTCAAGCATCATCTGGTTGCACGATTGTGGATAAAACTCTAGGAACTCTGGACAGTCTTCGTGATTGAAGATGCGTGCCTCTTTTGCGAAATCCTCAAAATCAAGCACCCACTTCTCGCCGTGGATATCCATCGCCTCTATGTCAATGCGGAGGTCATCAAAACAGAAGAGACGATAGATGCCCCCAGCACGAGCAACTCCAAGCATGCTGCTCTGCATCAACAGATACAGCGCGATCTTAGTGCTGTGTGCTGGGAGCATGATCGTTATTTAGAACGGAAGATCGTCAAATGTCTGAACGACTTCCTGCGGGCTCACCGAGGCTACCGGCTCTTCCCCGTCCTTACGCTTGCTGCGCGCGAGGACCTGCAGGAACTTGCAGTGCACCATCAACTCGAGGTGCTCTTCGTCCTTCTTATCTACCCAAGAACTCAACTCTGGGCTGCCCTCAATCAAGACAAGGTCGCCCTTCTCAATGATCTTGGTTGCTAGTTCGGCGCGTCCGTCCCAGCAGGTAACTGGATACCACTTGGAGGTGTACTCACCGTTGGCATCCTTTCCCGAGGACACTGCCACATTGAAGTTCGCAACGGGTCGTCCCGCCTTTGTCTGTCGGAGCTCTGGCTTAGAGCCGACGCGACCGATCAACTGAAGCTTAATCATTCGCTTCTTCCTTCCATACTTTTACGCGCACCCCAGGCATCGCTTCCGCGCCTGATGTCTGCACGTAGTTTTTTGTGGCCGTCAAGCGGACGACCTGCGCATCATCGCGCCACACCAATCCTACCGTCCCTGAATCCAAGATGGCTCTGACCAACTTGTCCAGATCGGGTTTGACGATGTGGCTGCTGCTATACCCCTTCCTCAGGCTGCCAGAGCCATTCAGATGGGATTTCGGGCGCTCAAAATAGAACGCCAGATCAACACAGACGGGACCATCAATGGTCACGCCAGCAGAAATATCCTTCCGAAGTACAAACGCGCAATACTCGCGCCACTTCTTCAGGTTTGGATTGTCGCTTGTCACGACAACGCGCCCGCCGCGATTGAACGCGCGGGAAGATCCCTGTGGGACTGGGGTTCCGTAGATGTATGCCTCTTTCACGTCCATCACTTCAACTCTGTCCATTTCCTATCCACTTCTACTAGCCGATGTCCAATCCATTCTGCCACATTTGCCACAACTCCGTTGCCGCATACCTTATACCTATTGGAGTCAAGTCCTGTCGGCAAAAGATCGCGCGCATTCATTCTAACGTCTTCTTCCGTCGGGAACGCGGCGCCCGCTGTGCTTGGTCTGGAACCGTCCAGCCGTCCGGCCACCCCATCAGTCGCTCGCACTCCACTGGGGTCAGCCTGCGCACCAACGACGATGAGTTGCCCGTTTTCAACGGTACTGGTAGCTCCCTTGTGGTATCTGGCGAGGAGAGCGCCAGCGACGTCAGGGCTTCGTTCAGAGTATCCGGGAGTTTCTTGCCACGACGACCTGCCCGCCTGAGTATGCCCACAGCCGCCTTCGCACTCAAGAAGAACCTCTCCGGCGCGGTCGCTTCCAAGACTCGCGACAATGAATACTCTACGGCGTCTCTGGGGGACTCCGAAGAATCGTGCATCAAGACTTCGCCACGAAATACCATACCCGAGTTGGTCCATTTCATTGAGGAGGGCGAGGAAGTCCCTTCCATCGTTGGAAGTGTAGAGACCTGGGACGTTTTCCAGCACGAGCCACCGAGGTCTGAATCGTTCCACAAGGTCAAGGAAGGTGAAGGCAAGGACGGATCGCTTTCCTTCTCCGAATCCTTTTCTCTTTCCAGCGATTGAGAGGTCTTGGCAGGGAAATCCGGCGCTCCAGATATCTGCTGACTTCCAATCATCACTGCTGGCGGCCCCGCCTTCACCGTCAACGGATCCGCCACGTCGTTGAAGTGCGTCGGCTGTCGGCTGAACCATGCTGGAAAGCTCACGATCAGCGAGTGCGACGATGTCTCCGAGCTGCTGGACTCCTGGGAATCTGCTGGCAAGGACGGATCTGGCGAAGGGGTCAATTTCGCTGACGCTGACTGTTCTGATTCCTGCTCGTTCAAATCCAAGATCTACTCCTCCAACTCCACTAAAGAACGACGCGTGGCGTAGTTCTCGATTCATCGGTTCCGAGCACCGATCTCCGGTCGCTGATCTTTCGCATCTATTCTGACAACACGACCAGTTTCTTGCAACCTACTCACTGACGCCCCATATCCAAGGTCGTCAAGCTGGTCAAGGGTCAGGTTGGAGGTCACGATGGTGGACTTCATATGCTGATATCTGCTTTCAATAAGCACATAAAGGCGCTCCGTTACCCAGTCTGTTGCCTTCTCTTTGCCAAAATCATCAAGGACGACAACTGAAGCACGCTCAAGCGCGAACTCCCAGAGGTCCTGTGCCCTTGATTCACTCAATTTGATGCTCTCACGCAGCTTATCCATGAATATTGGAACGTTGATGAAGCGCATATTCTGCTCAACCATCGTTTTGGGGTCGCGGTAGATCTCTGTGCTCGTCTCCGATAGTCTCTGCAAGCCCCACAGGCGCGCAATTTGACGTAATGCAGCAACAGCAAGGTGGGTTTTTCCCACCCCAGGGGCACCAATTAACGCAAATCCACGATCTTTTGGATTCTGAAGCGCTGCCCACCCACTTGCAACTTCAAATGCCTTCGCTGTCTTGTCGTTCACGGTAAAATTGGCGAACGAATGCGGCAAATACCGCTCTGGAACGCCAGATTTCGTCAAAATACTCGTCTCGTAGGCGGAGGTATCAGGATTCAACGTACTCATCACGGCTAAATCCACGCTCATCATTACTCTCCCTCTTTTTTCCTTGCTTTTTGTCTGATATTTTCTGTAGATAGTCTAGCGGATCGCCCTTCAAATCCTTTATTGCCACAAAACAGATCGCTGCGAGCAGTGATTCAAGTCCGTGCGGATATTCCTTATAGATTTTTGCCATCCGTGCATATTGTGGCTTGGTGAGCGGCCTTCCGCTAACCGCAGCCATGAAATCACCGACTGCTCCAGACTTATTTCCAACCCCTACGATGTGTGCAACCCACTCTGGGAGTGTTTTGCCAGCTACTCCTTGACTGACTTGCTTTCGCGCAGCCCCGGAATCATCGTCTTGAGCACTTTTCGCTCTGGTAGAAGTTGTGGGTGGCTTTCCCATTTATCGCAGACCTCCCTGTACTCACACGTCGCATGCGCCCACGACGAAGGATTAGGGTATACGCCCTTCTCCTGCGCGTCAAGGAACGCCCTCACCGAAATGTAGAGCTTATCTAGCGCATCCTGCCCCCTGCGAGTGACCCTACGGTCCACGTTGGGGGATTTTGCACTCTTGCTAATGATGTTGAACGTCACCTCTGGGTCATGATCAAAGTTGTCGCGCACAGCGAGAACATAGGCAGTCGCCTGAATGTCACCGTGCTCGCGACCCTCTTCCCACTTCCTTGATGCGGTCTTGTGCTCCACGACATCCTTGTTGGTGGTGATCATATCCACCTGTGCCTTCAGTTTGATCGGCAGCTTGCCAAGGCGGCTGTGCTTGATCTCCGCATACATCGTGCGCTCAACGGCATGGGCAACCCATGGATCGCCCTCCGTAAGTGCTGCGCGCAGCATCTCTTGACCCATTGCCTGCTGACCAATCGGATCGGCATCCTTCTCTGCCATCCAATCCACCTTCTTGGATTCCTGCGCATATGTCAGCTTATAAGCATCGTATGCCTTGGTAAGGTCTCCTATCTTTTTGCCGCCAGCAATCGGCTCATACCAGTTTTGCAGTCCGGCATGAACCGATGTTCCAAGGGCAAAGAACGGGGTGGTCTTATCTGTCCAGAGACCGAGTCGGTACTTATACCACCAGCGAAGCGGGCAGGAGAGGAACTCCCTTAACTCGCTTACGCTGACGTACTCTGGGTGCCGCTCTTCGTATCTAATCAACTCCATCAGGCAAACTTCGCGCGCTTGTTCTTCCAAGCGCTTTGAAGAACCTGTCGTTCTCGATCAGTCATATCTAGACCGGCAATATCCTGACCAACCTTCTGCAGCTCGTTTGCATCGGATGCAGTCTGAATCGCATCAAGCCAGTTCAAAACAATTGGGGTCTCTTCAATCTCAACATCTGCAAAGATTTCCTTTGCTGCTGCGACGATTGGATCAACCTTCGGTGCGACGCCGCTCTTGGCGCGGATCTCATCGCCAGAGGCAACCTTCTTTGACGGCAGTCCAGCCATCACAAGTGCGCGACCTGCGGCACTCGTCTCGGTATTCTCAAGCTCAGAGCCGCGTGTATACGGTGTGCTCCCTGGGATCGCCATTGAGGCGTGACCAATACCTGCTGGCTTCTCGTCAACCGTTTCGCCGCGGAAGACCTGCGCCTTCATCACAACAATCTTGTCGGTGAGCTGCACGAGCTCGGTCTCAATGCGCGCATTTGGATACGCGTCGTACCACGCCCTGATGCGGTCTGCTACCTCAACGTAGTCTGCCGCGAATGCCTTGCGCTTCTCTGGCGCTGCGCTATTTCCATAAGCCATCTCTTTTACCTACCTTTCTTAAGTTCTGCGGCCCTGCGCAGATACTCACTAAACAATTCCTCCTCGGCAACCCCGAGAAAGTCGCTAATCTTAGCCCTCATCGGCTGGCTCATCTTCACATGTCCGAATCGCAGATCCCGAAGGTACTGCGGATGACACTCTAGGTATTTTGCCACGACATCGTGAGGAATGCAAGAGTCGTCAATGATCTGCCAGATGTGCGCGCATGTCGCGCGCTGCATGAGGCGCCATTCCCTCCCCTTATCCCCACTAAGTTTAGACACCTACCGTATTAATGTCATCCGGAGAACGCAGCCATTCCTCACATGCGAAGCTGATGCCGCGCTTCACCCAAAGCCGACCCTCTGAGTCAAGGATTTCCCCTGAGTCAGCAAGCTCAGCCTCAAGCAGTTCGTGGGCATCGGCAACGACGGATAGCAGCAGGCTTTCTTTTTCTGCCGCCTGATTATCGCCCAGTGTCATTGCGACAGGATGTGACTCCAGCGCAGCAACAAAGACCGAACGACCGCGAAGCTCCAACTCAATCTCTCGAGTTTCTGTCACTTCTTTACCTTTCCAAGAATCTGATATACGCGCTGGCGACTAATCCCAAGTTTCCTTGCAATGTCAACCATCGTCATCCCAGAATCTTTTAGTGCCTGGATCTCGCTCGCCCGGATTTCAAGCGATGCAAGAGCCGAAGTGGATCGGTGTTTGTGGTTGCACCACCAGCACCTAGCGGCCTCAGGGGACGTGACCTGCTTTCCGCAATTCACGCAATTCGCCATATGGTCGCTCCTTCCATCTTCATACCTGCATTATAGGTGGCTCCCATTGACATGTCAAGGTGAGGCGAACCTAGGGCTTCTCCTTATAGAACTTTTCAAGATATTCGTTAAGTATTGGGCGCCAGACCCTAGACTGTTCGGTCTTCATTCTGTGGTGGAGGCCGCAGAGGGAGACTAGGTTCTCGGGGATTGATGGCCCACGCTTCCCAAGACCGGAACCGTTCACATGGTCAAGCTCCAACCCGAACCTGTCCGAAGGGCCGAATTGCGTGCCACAGCGACCATACATCCCGATCCTTGGTCCGACGCATCCGCCGTCCCTCTTAAAGACCTCCTGAGCAACGCCAAGCGTCACTGGGTCTTTGTGGCGGATTGTCCTTTTGATACGAGATCTTTTCACTGGCGGCTCTTAAGGTATTCAACTAGCCTGTCCATTGGACGCAGCAGTCTCTTGGGGGCAAAGTAAAAGTCATCTTCCTTTTGTCGGTACTTGTCAAACTTGCGTTCAACAGACCAAAGATCTGGGTTGGCAGTAGACATCGCAAGCATCTTCTTGGTTTTCTGGCTCACGAATACATAGGCAATCGGGCGTTTGCTCTTGCCATTGAATCCGCTATAGGTGTCCACAATAATCCGTTCTAGCGGCCAAGACTCTGGGTCTTCACCAAACTCCTGCCGGACAGATTTCACCTCAAGGATGTCGCCATTTGAGAGGATGATGTCCTTTTCGTTCTTGGTGAATCGTGACCACTTTGTCGGGTCCTCTTCAATCTCAAGATCTGGGACCGTGCACTCAATCCCGCGACTTTTTAGGTCTCCCGCCACGTAGTAGTTGTACCCGTGACCTTCTCGATACGCCTTGAAGTAGTCGTGACTCATCCGAGCCTCCCTTCCTTTCTTTTCCTTTCTCAGCCGCCATCACGCGACAAGGAAGACAATAGCACGGTTGTGGGTGGTATGTCTTCTCCGCGGCCACGAGTTAGCTCTTTCGCTCTCGTGCCTCAACTTGGCGCATGATCTTATTTGACCAAGCAACCCCAGGATCTCCACCCCAGAGCGCCCATGCGATACGACCAGCCGAAGGGAACCCGTCCTGTCCGGGCTTAAATCCTTCACCCTGCTTGTCAACCTCGTGTCGTGCAAGGAAGGCGCGCATCTTGCGAACGCGCGGGATCGTCATCGTGTTGCTGATGAGCATGCGTGCGGTTGTCTGGCCTGGCCCAATCCCGCCGCGACCGAACTCACGTCGCCAATCAAGACCTCGCTTTGCTT